GATCAGGATCAAATGAATATCGCGACGATTGATATTGAGGTGGCATCGGATGCTGGGTTCCCCGAACCTGACGAGGCGGCACACCCTGTCATTGCGATTACCATCAAGAACAATCAGTCAGACACCTATCATGTCTGGGGTCTGTACGATTACGATACCTCACTCAGCGATAAGAATGTCAAATACTATCGCGCAAGCAACGAGCAAGCATTACTGTTCAACTTTCTAGATTGGTGGGAGCGTAACTGCCCTGACGTTCTGACAGGTTGGAACTCTCGAATGTTTGATATTCCCTATCTCGTCAATCGTATTAAAAACATAATGAACGACGAGACCACTAAGAAGTTCTCGCCATGGCGCGGTGTACGCGCACGCGATATCCCCACTCTCGGTGGTCGCAAACAGACTGTCTATGAAATAGAGGGTGTTTCTCAACTGGACTACCTTGATCTGTTTAAGAAGTTCACGCTGAATACCTTTGGGCGGCAAGAGTCATATAAACTGGATCATATCGCTCACGTAATTCTTGGCGAGCGCAAGTTATCCTATGAAGAGTATGGTTCGCTTCATTCCCTGTACAAGCATGACTTTCAGAAGTTCATCGACTATAACATCAAAGACGTCGAACTAGTTGATCGCCTTGACGAAAAGATTGGCATTATTTCTCTGGTTCTGACCATGGCATATTCTGCCAAGACTAATTTATCTGACGCTCTGGGCACCACAAATATCTGGGACACTGTAATCTATAACGAACTGCTCCCTGATAATATTGTCATCCCGCTCAAACCTCCAGTTGATCACGATGCCGGTAAGATCGTCGGCGGTTATGTGAAAGAACCGTTCGTCGGTGGACACGAGTGGGTTGTCTCGTTTGACTTGAACTCGCTGTACCCTAACATCATTGTACAGTATAATATGTCGCCCGAAACAATTATGGGCGGTATTTCTATAACAAACGGAAAAAACGGAGATTATGCGTGCACTGAAGGTGGCACAAGATATCGAAAAGATTTTGAAGGTATCATTCCCCGAGTTATTCGAAAGTTCTATGACAACCGTGTGGATATCAAGAATCAGATGCTTGCTAAGAAGCAGGAGTATGAGCAAACACCGTCGCGTAAACTGGAGAATGAGATTGCCAACCTTGATAACCAGCAGATGGGCATCAAGATTCTAATGAACTCGCTCTATGGTGCGTTGGCGAATAAGTGGTTCCGATACTTCGATCATCGTATCGCCGAGGGCGTTACCAAGTCCGGTCAGCGTGCTATCAAGTGCGCCGAGGCAGTCGTAAACCATGAGATGAACAAACTGCTGGAGACTACTGACGAAGACTATGTGCTCGCCATCGATACTGATTCTGTATATATCAACATGGCGCCACTGGTCGAAAAGTTTAATCCGCCCAACCCTGTAAAGTTCTTGGATAAAATCTGCGAACAGCACTTCGAGAAGAAGTTGGAGCAGGGATATGATAAACTGGCAACCATGACTAACTCATACGAGAACCGCATGGTCATGAAGCGCGAGGCGATCGCTGATCGTGGCATCTGGGTTGCTAAGAAGCGATACATTCTGAACGTGCATAATAATGAGGGAGTACAATATGCCACTCCTAAGTTAAAGATGATGGGCATTGAGGCAGTCAAGTCCAGCACGCCACAGGTGGTACGCGATAAGTTTCAGGAAATCTTCAAGGTAATCGTGAATGGCACCGAGGAAGAAACGCAGGAGTTCATTCGCAACTTCAAGTCAGAGTTCAAGCAACTTCCCGCTGAGGCGATCGCGTTCCCGCGCGGCGTGTCCGAACTCACCAAGTTCTCCGACCGCGAGGAGATCTACAAGAAGGCGACTCCCATACATGCGCGTGGATCCCTGCTATATAATCGTAGACTTCAGGATCTGCAGTTGGAACAGAAATATGAGCGCATACAAGATGGAGAGAAAGTCAAGTTCATCTACCTCAAGAAACCTAATCGCATCAGAGAAAACGTCATTGCATTTCCCACAGTACTGCCCCCAGAATTTGGCTTGACTTCTTCGGTTGATTATGATACAATGTTTAATAAGACTTTTTTAGATCCGCTCGAACCCATACTTGATGCTGTTGGGTGGGCGGCAGAACCACGTGCAACACTTGAGGATTTTTTCATATGATATCAAAAACGCTTCCATATAAAAAAGCATGTTACGATTGTGGAAAGAAGGTAAGTTTGTCACTCTTAACTTGGGCAGAACAGAAAGACCCCATAGGAGAACGAAAAGCAAGGTGTTCTCCTTGCTGGTCGAACTATGTCAAGACAAGACCCGAAGAACCTATTTCTAAAGGATATCTCGACGAAAAGGATCTAGAGGGTATCTTCGAGATTATGAATGTCAATTCAATTGAAGAACTTTTCGCTTAATGTATTCGCTGACTATCTTTAAGAATCGGTACGATAACAAAACGCATAAGAGCATGAACTTTGAATCCTGGGATGAGTTCGTGTCTTTGCTGTACAAGTTATCTGAGAAATCAGAAACTAAAGCAACCGCACCGTTGATCAGTCCAGCAATCTATGAAGATGGAACAACTCGGAGTAACAAAAATGTTAGGATGTGGGGAAAGTGGGCTGCAGTTGATGTCGATGACATTGATATACCAGCAGATAAACTCATGGAAATACTTACTGAGCGTTTTGGTCATTGGGATTTCGTGTGCTATAGTACTGCGTCTTCTTCCGTGGATCGACCGAAGTTCAGACTTGTATTCAACCTTATGGAGGTTGTACATAAAGATCAAATCTCCAAGTTCTGGTACGCACTTAATACCGAGCTCGATTCGATTGGAGACCGGCAAACTAAAGACCTTAGCAGGATGTACTATGTCCCTGCAAACTACGATGGCGCTCACAATTTTATTTTCCATAATGCAGGTGATCCTGTCGATATTGATTATCTGGTTGTAAAGCATCCATATAAAGAGCGTGAGGGTAAGTCATTCTTGGAACGTCTCCCCGAAGAGATGCAGCGTGCTGTCATTGAGCATCGCAAGCAATCGCTCAATAATACAAGCATTACATGGACAGGTTACACGGATTGCCCATTCTTTCCTAAGAAACTTGCCATGGAATACCAAACGATTACCAGCACAGGTTGGTATCATAAAATGTTTCAGATCATGGTCGCCATCGCAGGTAATGCTGTGAAACGCGAGTACCCCATAACAGCGAAAGAGATAGCGAAACTGTGTTCTGAATTTGACAAAGACAACGGTAATTGGTATGATAATAGACCGTTAGAACTTGAAGCGGATTCCGCTCTCGAATATATTTACCGAAATGGTTAGGAGAAACTATGTCTATAATGGCAAAACTTAAGAAGAACTCAAAGGTGTCTGGCACTTCGGTGCTCAGTCAGTCAGAGTTTTTTAATGAAAAAGAAATCACCACGATCGATGTACCGATGCTCAACGTTGCGCTGTCTGGTCGCGTTGACGGTGGACTCACGAGCGGTCTCACCGTTCTCGCAGGTCCATCTAAGCACTTTAAAACATCATTCGCCCTGAAGATGGCAGGAGCGTTTCTCGATGCGAACCCCGAGGCAGTCATGTTGTTCTATGACTCTGAGTTTGGTTCACCCCAGTCATACTTCACAAACTTTGGCATTGACACTGATCGCGTGCTACACGTACCAGTCATGAACGTCGAAGAACTGAAGTTTGATCTGATCGGTCAACTCGAGAACCTTGACAAAGACGACAAGGTTATCATTGTGATTGACTCAGTTGGCAACCTCGCTTCCAAGAAAGAACTTGAAGATGCGATCAATGAGAAGTCAGTGGCAGATATGTCACGCGCCAAAGCACTCAAGGGTCTGTTCCGTATGACCACGCCATACCTGACAATGAAGAGTATCCCGTTGATTGCGATTAATCACACGTACAAAGAAATTGGATTGTTCCCGAAGGATATTGTCTCGGGTGGCACAGGTATTTACTACTCTGCCGATAACATCTGGATTCTTGGTCGTCGTCAAAATAAAACCGGAACGGAGGTTACTGGATATGATTTTATCATCAACGTTGAGAAGTCACGCTTTGTTAAGGAAAAGTCAAAAATTCCTATCAGCGTTTCTTGGGATGGTGGCATTGAGCGCTATAGCGGTCTGCTGGATGTTGCTCTTGCTGGTGGGTTTGTTGTTAAACCTAGTAATGGGTGGTATCAACTGGTTGACACTGAAAGCGGAGAAGTTGTTGGATCTAAAGTGAGGCAGAAAGACACACTCGATCCTGAGTTCTGGTCGCCGCTACTCGCTAGTCAAAAGTTCCTTGACTTCATTCAGAATCAATACTCCATCGACCGACGGTCAGAGGTTGAGATAGATTTCGAGGAGGAACTGGCATGAGTCTCCAAGCAGTAAGCGAAGAAATTGATTATGAACTGATCCCATGCGATGATGTCGGTAACGAACAGGCATGGGACGTTCGCATCCTACGCGGCGACTTCATAGAATCAGTGATTCGTTTCGGCAACCTAAAAGTAAATGAAGAACAGGGTTGCCTTAACTTTAATTTTTTAGTAGTATCAAGTCCTGATGCTGATGTTACTGTAGAGAACACTGAACTACAGGAATATGCTGGCATAGTTTTGGAATCGATACTTGAGAACGCCATCGCCAACCATGCGCTACTCACTAAGGAACATGATGAAGACTGATCTAGAACAGGTCATATTGAGAAACATCCTAACGAACGAAACGTACATGCGGAAGGTTATTCCGTTTGTCAAAAAAGAGTATTTCGAAGGCACGTACAAACTTTTGTTCTCTGAGGTTGTTCGCTTTGTTCAGAAGTACAACCGACTTCCTACTCAAGAAACGCTCTCGGTTGAGATACAGGAAAGCGATCGCTTCAATGAGAACAGTTACACTGAAGCGGTCGATATTCTCCCTCGTATATTTGAGCGTAATGACGATAACGAGCAGTGGTTGTACGATACAACTGAGAAGTGGTGTCAGGATCGCGCGGTCTACCTTGCGATCATGGAGTCCATCACGATCATTGACGGTAAGCACCAGTCACTGTCCAAGAACGCGCTCCCCGATATCCTACAAAAAGCATTGTCAGTTTCTTTTGATACCAACGTCGGTCACGACTATATCGAAAATGTTGATCAGCGTTATGAGTTCTATCATATGCAGGAAGAGCGTATCCCGTTTGATCTGGATTACCTCAACCGTATTACCAAGGGTGGGTTGCCTAACAAAACACTCAACATCGCGCTCGCTGGTACGGGCGTGGGTAAGTCCCTGTTCATGTGTCACTGTGCCGCTAACGTACTATCGCAGGGCAAGAACGTTCTGTATATCACGATGGAGATGGCAGAGGAACGCATTGCCGAGCGTATTGACGCCAACCTGTTGAACGTGCCCATCGATCAGATACAGAATATGTCTCAGAATATGTTTCGCGATCGCGTCATGGATATCGGCAAGAAGACAGCAGGTAAGTTAATTATCAAAGAATATCCAACGGGTCAGGCACACAGCGGTCACTTCCGTGCACTGCTCGAAGAGTTGAAACTCAAGAAGAAGTTCAAACCTGAGATAGTATTCATAGATTACCTAAATATATGTGCGTCTTCAAGAATGAAAGGAATGGGAGGGTCAATAAACTCATACACTTACATCAAAGCAATCGCCGAGGAACTTCGTGGTCTCGCAGTTGAGTTTGATCTCCCTATCGTATCTGCTACACAAACGACGCGTTCTGGATATTCAAACTCCGATCCTGGTCTCGAAGATACCTCTGAATCCTTTGGTCTACCGGCAACTGCTGACCTGATGTTTGCACTAGTTTCGAATGAAGAACTGGAGAAACTTGGACAGATCATGGTGAAGCAGTTAAAGAATCGATACAATGATCCGAATATGCATAAACGGTTCGTGGTTGGTATTGATCGAGCGAGGATGACGTTGTTTGATGTGGATGAACACCAACAAAATCTCACCGTTGAACCAGAAGATGATGCACCAGTGTTTGACAAGACGCCTTCGGGGGATAAACTTAAAAACATAAAAATGTTCTGAGGGGATGAGACATGGACGGATATATACACACTATCATTGCAACAGGATTGATGTTTGCTTCTTATTATGCCGGAAACTTTTTCGGACACCGTAAAGGCGAGATGTATGTATGGGACATTATCGGCAATATCTTCAATGCCGCTAAGATTGAGATCACCGAGAATGGTGAGTTAATTATCACTGACATGAATGGGAATGAAAAGAAGGTTAAATGATGAAATACAAATTTGATGAAGATCGCTTGATCGATGAGTTCAAGAACTACGTTGATTCCACCTATGGTCAGCACTATGCGACCGACAAGTATCAGGCGACTGATATTATCATCGACTCTGGTCACGGAACTGGTTTCTGCCTTGGCAATGTGATTAAGTATTCCAAGCGTTATGGCAAGAAAGGAAGCGCAGATGACCACCGTCGTGATATCATGAAAGTTTTACACTATGCTTTGATTCAGTTATACATTCACGATCAGGCGCAACCCGTTGAGACTCAGGTTGGACAGCGTGAGTTGAACTTAGATCTACCGAATCCAGAAGTCAACGATTCAGTTGACTGGAACCATGCGCCGAGTCGTGAACCGCAGTTGTTAACAGAGGTTGACATTGCTGATAAAAATATGCATAATAAGAGTATTGATGATGCAAGTCCTGAGGAGTGGGATAATGTCGCGAAAAAATTATGGGGAAGAAGGAAACATCCCTACCCAAGCGAACTCTAACGTAGTCTCTATCGACGAGTTTCGTGAGAGAAAGAACTATCAAGGTGGGGTGTTAGAATATCCCTGCGTTGATATTATTTCATATGAACTCGCTGATTATGACGGTGATAAGTTTACAACGATAAGGTTTGATAATGAGTGACGATATCTTTGATTTTGGTTTTACTGCAGTAACCGAGGAAGAACTCGAGTCAGTACAATCCCTAAAGTCTTCTGCCGAAACGGCAGAGGTCGAAGCAGAAGGGTTAGAGGGTCGCCTCAACAACCTTTATAACGCAATCCAACCGCTACTCAATAATTTGCGTAAAGACCCTGAGAAGGAATACATCCTCTGGCCAAACCGACTGGAGAAAGTCGAGCAGTTTTCTGACCACCTTGATAGAATCTACAAAGGCGAGAAGTAGTTTTGAATAAAGCGCTGAAAACACCGCTACGATATCCTGGCGGCAAGTCACGTGCGATACGATATCTCTACAACCGTATCCCTAACGAAATGTCAGAATATGTTGAACCATTCTTAGGTGGCGGTTCAATGGCGATTCACATGACCAAGATGAATCCCAACATGCCTATCTGGGTCAATGACAAATATTATAACCTGTATTGCTTCTGGAAAATTCTACAGGTTGAGACCGACCGACTGTACCAAAAATTAATCGAGAAGAAAGATATCGCGAGTTGCTTCATTGATCAGGAAATGTCGCATCGCGAACTGTTCATTCAGTGTAAGGAAGAACTTAAAGACGACCAATTTGAGGAAGATCCATTCGAGATTGCTTGGCGGTTCTACGTGCTGAACAAGTGTTCGTTCTCAGGTCTGGGCGAATCGTCAGGTTTCTCGAAGGCAGCGTCTCAGCAAAACTTTTCGTATAACAACATTCGTAAGTTGCCGGCATTCGGCAACATGATTCAGCATTGGGACATCACGAACCTTGACTACACGCATGTCCTAGCATCGTGTAAGAAAGACGCGTTCGTATTCCTAGACCCACCCTATGATATTAATTCATTCTTGTACGGGAAGAAGGGTAACATGCACAGCAATTTTGATCATGCAGATTTCCGCGATCAGGTATCTACCTGCGAGTCGCAGATGATGATCACCTACAACTCCAATGATAAACTCAAGGAGATGTTCTCCTCTTGGGATCAACAAGAGTGGGACTTGACTTATACTCTACATTCAAGTAAAGTATATAGAAGTCACGAGGCAAACCGCAAGGAGTTGCTTCTGACGAACTACACAAACAGCGAAACTAGCTTGGAGGATTTTTATGAGAAGGACGCATCAGCAAAGAATTCAGATGTCACGAAGGTCGGAGATCTGGAATATGACGAAGGAAACGCTGAATGAAAATAGATCGCGCGGCACTGAAAGAGTCGATCAGCGACACAATCATCGCAACGCCATTAAATCTCCTAATTAACTACGTATTCCTAGCATTTCTGATGTCACTTGAGTTTGGTCCGATTTTGATTTCTGTCATAATGACTATAGTATTTTTTATCATTGCGATAGTGCGAAAATATTATGTCCGGACTTGGTTTAAGAAACGGCAATCTTAACAGGAATCGTCTCGAGATGACGCTAAACTCGCTCTGGTCCGTCTCGGTGACATCCGAGGGCGGTGTCTCGGGAAGACGCTAAACTCGCCCTGGTCGGCGCAACGTGCCCGTCTCCTGAGTATGAGGAAAACTGCTCACTTATTCAACCTTACATAGATGAATTTCTCAGGGAGTAGTTCAGCGGTAGAATGTCTGCTTTGGGAGCAGATGGTCGCAGGTTCGATCCCTGCCTCCCTGACCATTTTTAAACAATTTTATTTTATGAGGAATTTATAATGCTGTACAGAGATGACACCATGCGTGTAATCAGAAAAGGTCATGAACTTCCTGATGTTACGTTCAAGACTCGAGTCCGAGATGAATCAATCGACGGACCAAACCCATATCGCTGGGAAGACAAAACCACCGCAGACTACTTTGCTGGTCGGCGTGTAATTTTGTTCTCACTTCCTGGCGCATTCACTCCAACCTGTTCTACGTATCAACTTCCTGGGTTTGAAAGTATGGCGCCTGAGTTCGCTGATATGGGCATCAACAATATTTACTGCATGTCAGTGAACGATGCCTTTGTTATGAACGCATGGGCGAAGGATCAGAATCTGCAGAACGTAGAGGTGATTCCTGACGGTTCGGGTAAGTTTACCGAAGCAGTTGGACTGTTGGTGTCGAAAGACAACCTTGGGTTCGGGCGACGTTCTTGGCGTTATGCTATGGTTGTCGATGACGGTGTGATTGAGGCATTCTTCCGCGAGGCAGGTATGACCGATGATGCCGAGGATGATCCATATGAGTTCACCTCGCCTGAGGCAATCATGAACTATCTGAAGAGCGGCGACGCAAAGCAGGTTGCCTGATGTCATATGTCCTCCCGAGCAAGAAAGATCTGAACGATCTGATCCAACGCTCGTTGTCAACCTATATCGAGGAGCACGTTCTCAACTATTACGCAGTTGATTATGTTGAAGAACTGTCCCTCGATCAGATACGGGAGGTTCTCGCAGTGTACTTCAATGAAAAGAGTGTACAACTCGAATCTCCTATCGTCACTTCCCTCTACTATATCCTCATGATCTGGCAATCAGAAAACGGTCAAAATATTTTATAAAAAGTAAATATTACCGAAACTTTTTTTCCTTTAAAATCAATGACTTACAGCGGCAAAAAAACTCCTTTAAAATCAAGGAGTTGCCGCTTTACTTATTTCTATCATGAGCGTATAATTCGTTATATTGAATAGGAATGAAAAAAAGGAACTGAGAATGGCACGAATTATTTACCAAGATTCATTTGACCGCGAAGAGATGGAATCATCAGACATTGGTTTCAACCAAGCGCTTCGAATTATCAAAGGTTTCATGGGTACTGAAGATACTCTTGATGCTCTCCAAGGTTTTGAGAAGCGTTACGAGAAAGCAGAACGTGATGCCTACGAGTCTGACGACTACGGTTTTGATCATGAGTGGAGGTACGAGATCTACTCTTACAACCTTCTGGTCGAAGGTTTCTCTAAGTTGTTTGCGCCAAAGGAGGCATAATCATGATTCTGATTGACAACATCAATGAGTTTGTTGGTAGTATCCCCAGTGGGCACGAGATGGTCGTGTTCGAGAAAGGTGACACCAGCACTGCTATGTCTCTGTTCGGGTTTAATGAGGTTGGTCAGTTCGACCACATGTTTGTCAACCCTCAGTATGGGTTCATTAGTATTTCGGAGATCGTTTGAATGTATATCGTATCCTTTGGGGAAATCGCTGAGCAAAAACGGTTGGACGACTTCGCGATTGCAGTTCACAACGTTCTCTTTGCTGAGATTGATCACGAGTTTGGCATTAACATCTACTACATCGATAACATCGAAGACGATGCGTGTGGATTCTGCTTTCTCGATGATGACAACAGCATCAACATCGAAATCAATAACACGCTGGACACTCGCGAGGCAGCAATCACGCTCGCGCATGAGATGGTTCACGCTCGCCAGTTGATTCAGGGATTTGACTTCTGCGAGATAGAAGCGTATGGTTTAGAGAACAGTCTTACCGTGCAGCACTTTCACTAATAGGAGATAACATGTCAGGTCAATTACTTTTGATGCAACTCTCTAATGACTTTGGTTACACCACCATTGAGGAGAATATCCCACCTGCCGAGGTGGAGTATGCTGTGACTCAGCATGCTGAGCGGATGTTCCCTCGTGCCGAACATCTGTACTACTATGATGCTTCCGGCAACTTTACTGTCGACATCATCAGCAACAATGCGTTTCGCGATCGAATGGTTTACATTCATGGTGTCGCTTGACTTTTATGTCAAGAAAGTGTACACTAATTATTGATCAGTTGGAGAAGTCGTAATGATTCACGGTTCTATGAAACACACCCCATCCGGTAGGAAAAAGACATATGATGCATGGTCTACTAAGAAACGCAAACCTATGGTGTTTAAACCACTTAGGAACACATTTAGTTATCGTGGCGATGACGTTCATTACCCTTCTGCTGACAGCGGCGGGTGTGCAACTGCCAAGTCTGATTCACCATCTTACACTGGCACCCTAGTCAAAGGCATCGGTACAATGCATAAGTCGAATGCCGTTCCGGTTATTGACCAACAACAGATGAAAGACCTTGCGTCTATGAGGAGATAAAGTATGAGTCAAACAATGATCTTTGGTATTCTATTGATGACTGGATTAACGGGAATCGTCCTGTCAATTTACATCGATGGGTTGAAGTACAAGATAAGTTCTGCGGAGAGCGACGCTAGTTACTGGAAGAAAATCGCAGAAATCAACCAGAAGTATCTGGATGAAAGTTTTGAACGCAGCATGGAGAGGATTAGAAATGACGCGAAACGTGTTTAGTGTTGAGTTGAGTGCAGAGCAAGCAGAAGAGGTGGCGCGTGAGTATCTCGTCGATCTGCTTGATGACATTAATGTCCCATTCACTGATCCTAAAATGGTTGAGTGTGTCAATCGATTGATCGCATGGATGTCACAACCAGAATCTTGGGAGGGTGGCAAGTATGATATATGATATTGGTTTGGTTTCTCTTGGTCTTGTTCTAGGGTTCAACCTCGGAATTATCTTAATGATTCAGTTGGGTACGTCTAATGATTGATCCATATAAATATTTGTGGCGTGAAGAAATTACTGAATGGTCAGAACCTAAGCAAACCGTATTCGGTTTAGAAGGGGAAATTCCCAATCACACTTATATAACCAAAGGAACTGATCTGTACGGTTATATAAAGAGGGGAACTTCTGAAATACAATGGTTCAAGCGCCCCTTTAAATCATGGTCTGTATCTCGCCGAAAGTTTCGTAAACTTGGTAAAAAGGAGATAGACTTTTATGTACAAAATAGCATTGGCACTAATGTGCCTTTTGCTATGGACACATAATGTAAGTGCAAAGGAGTGGAGTGATAGAGAAAAACAAATTTACATGTATTATGCTGGAACAGTGATTGCAGATGGTTTGCAGTCGCATTCCGCAATGAGAGATCCATGTGAATGTTTCCGTGAAGCGAACCCGCTGTACGGAGAATCTATTAGTGACGGAGAAATCGTTCTTACCACAATCGTTAGTTTATATGGTATGCATTGGATGATTGAAAATGAT